GTCAACTGATTCGGGTTTGTCAACTGATTCGGGTTTGTCAACTGATTCGGGTTTGTCAACTGATTCGGGTTTGTCAACTGATTCGGGTTTGTCAACTGATTCGGGTTTGTCAACTGATTCTTTTTCAGTATCTACTCCTTTTTTATGTTCTTCGTGATATTTTTTACATTTATCATTCATTTTAATGATTTTATCATCTTTAATAGTAACTTTACCAATTTCATCTAAATAAGAATCATATAAAGTATCTCCTCTATAATAATATTCAACACCTTCATGAGTTATTTCTTTAAAATCATCATCTTCACTTGATTCACTTGATATTTCATCATCACTATCTTCATCACTTGATTCATCACTATCTTCATCACTTGATTCATCTTCTGGATCATCTTTTGGATCATCTTCTTGATCATCTTCTGGATCATCTTCGTTAAAAAAACTTCTTTGTTTATTCCATCCTTTTATTCCTTCTTTAAATTCATAAGTATTATTTATTTTACAGTCAAAAAGACTATCTAAAAGTTTTTCAGAAGCATCACATTTTGAGTGAGCACAATAAGTTATAATAGGTATATCTTTGATATCTAATTTTTTACTTGATACTAATTCATCTAATTTAGGATATTTAGAAATATTTTCTTTTAAAAATTTCATAATTTGTCTTTCTTTACTTTTTTTAGTTAATTTTTCTAATAATTTATATGGTAAATTTACTGAATTGGGTATTTTATCTTTTTTATAATATTCTTCGGGTAATGCATTAATTATCATAGTATCTTCATTTTTTATTCTTTCATCTAAATATTCTATTGGGATACTACAAAATAACCTTATAGTTTTTAATGGTAACCAAACTTTATCGGGTCCTTCTAAAATATAATGAACATGTCGACAATAAGTTTGTTTATCATCTTTATAAGGTTGAGGACAATTAAATTTTAAAACTACATTACCATTTTCATCACACTTTTGTAATCCATGATTTTGATATTTATCATATGCTGTTTCGGGGGGATTTATAGTAAGAATATCATCCTGTGTCTTTGGTGCCCAATAAAAAATAAATTTATTTTTATTATCTTTACCAAAAGATAAATCAATTGCTAATGGATTATCACCAAGTTCTGTATTAACTGGTTTTAAATCTTCATTTTTTAAACTATATTTTTCTTCACAAGAAACCATTTTTGGATAAGGTGAATAATTTTCATTTTTTTTAGACCAAAATGGTATTTCTTCTGTGTTTAAATGACCCGCATCTTTACAAAGATTACATTTTTTAATAACTTTTTCACTCATAATCTATATTTATAAATAGTAAATATTATTATTTAAAATATTTTTTCCGTAACTTTAGATAATATACGGATATCATTAATAATTTCATCTAATCTTTCAATAAGATAAGTATTAATATTATTAAATCTTCCAACTTCATCTAATTGGGAAACTTTATGTTTTGGATTTAATGATACTATAAATAATATCTTATCTTCTAATGGATGGGGTTTCTTGTAACCGAAAATATTAATTAAACTTTCACCGTTAATACATCTGCGACTAATATGAGTTTGTATTAAATTACCTAATGTATGATTTTCATTTATTACCTCTAAATGATAAATATATTCTTTATTTTTCTCAAATGAAATACGACATTTTTCTTCCTTTAGTAATTTAATAAATTCTAATTTTAATGATTCACATTTATCTTTTAATGTCTCAATACTTTTTATAAATAAAATTTCTGAATCATAATAATGATTACTCTTAATTTTAAAATTATAACGATTCGCTTCAGAAAATTTATCTCTAAAATAATATCTTTCACTTTCAGCTAATTTAAATTTCTTAGAATATTCTTCTTTTTCTTCATGGCTAACTTGATCAATTCTTAGTTTTTCATTTAAAGTTTCATCAACTAAAGCTTGATTTATCTTAAACGAATAAGTTGCTTGAGATACAGGTTGATATTTAGCATCTTGATAACCATATCCAATTGATGGTGAACCATACCAGTGAATATTTTGATGAATATCTTCTGTATTTGTTGTTTTTAATTCAGTTATAATACAATAATTTTTTGTATCACGAAATACAAATGGTCTAATTATATTATCTTTTTCTTTTTGTGATAATGGTTTATTTAAATCATAATTATCAATATTTACAACAGATAATTCATCTAATAAATTTGTTTCATCATCATGATCCATATCATGTGAATCATCATAATAATAATCTAATCTTTCTAGGAATCCAGATTTTAATGGATATATATTAATATCATCCATTGTAATAAATTTAAATGGTATATTTGTATCATGAATAACTTTACACTCAAATAAATAATTTTTCATATATTTATTAGGATCAATATATAATGGTATTAATGAAATTCTATGTAATAACATTTCATTGTGTAAAGATGAATTATTTTCTACCATAACTATATCACGATTTTCACTACTTTCAGTTGTATTAAAAGCAATCGAAGGTATATCTGTTAATAAAATTCTTCTTAATGCATTTACTAATGATTTATCAAATCCATAATCATCATCACCTGATAATAGAAAACTTAATTCACCATTGATTTGTTCAACATTGGAAATTTTTGGTTTAAACTCACTCATATTTATATGTATATCTTTTATTTATTTTTAAATAATCAAATTTATAAAAAAAATTTAATTAAATAAATAACTTTTTCTTAATGAATATATTTCATAAATTTTCTCAACCGAATATTTATAACACTCAATTCTTAAATTATTATCATTGTTATTAATCTTATTATAACACTCAATCATTTTATGATCTAATTTTTCTAATACCTTTTCTTTTGTCCATTTTTCATTTGTCTGATTTTGTACCCACTCAAAATAACTTACAACAACTCCACCGGAATTACATAAAATATCTGGTAATATCTTAATATTTTTAGAATTTAATATTTCTTCCCCTTCACTTGTTAATGGACCATTAGATCCTTCTAATAATACTGAACAATTTAGTAGTAGTGCTTCTCTCTTGTCAATACTTAATTCTAAAGCAGCAGGTACAAAAATATCTGAATAGATTGATAAATAACTATCTTTATCTATCTTTTCTACATTATCTAAAACATTCTCAACATTTTCTAATGAATTATTATCTATTTGATAATCTAATAATAATTTTACATTTTGTATTACAATATTTTTTTCATCATTTAAATGATTAATCTTATAACAACCGGTATGATCTGATAATGTATTTAATATATATAATTTATCTGTATTTTTATTCATAATATTTAAATACTCAATTAAATGATAACCAACATTTCCAAAACCTTCTAATTTAATAGTCTTTTTTTCTAATTTATTTACCAATTCATTTAAAATTACTCCAATGCCTCTACCAGTTGCTTCTTTTCTACCAAGACTTCCACCACATATTGGAGATTTTCCAGTGATTACACTTTTAACATGATTACTATTAATTAAATTATATTCATCCATAATCCAATCCATAATTTGAGAATTTGTTCCTACATCTGGTGCCGGAATATCATAATCTGGGCCTATATATTTATTGATTGCTCTAGTATATCCTCTTGTAATTAATTCTAAATCTTTCTTATTATAATCTCGTGGATTTATTTTTATACCACCCTTCGCTCCACCAAAAGGAATATCCTGTAAAGCACATTTTATTGTCATTAAACTTGCCAATGCTTTTACTTCATCCAAATGAACTTCATGATGAAATCTTATACCACCCTTAAATGGTCCTAAAACATCATTATGTTGAATTCTATATCCCTTAAAGATTTTTAATTCATTATTTGATAACTTTACAGGAAAATTAAATATAATTTCATTTTTTGGAAATGATAATATTTCTTTCATAGTTATAGGAATTGAGGAATTATTAAAACCATTTGTTAATTGTTCCTGTACTAAATTTAAAAATCTATTTGTGCTCATATATTTTAATATTTGATATATTTTTTAAATAGATTAAGTTTAATCTTTTAAAATTTAGTATAGCTAAATAAATAAATGACTGAAAGAGTTTTATTTATTAGCGGACGATGTGATCATTGTAAAAAAATATTAATAGGATTCCAACAACATAGTTTTTTAAAATCATTATTTAAAGTTGTTAATATTGACAGACAAGCATTTCCAAATTATATTAAAAGTGTTCCTTCTATTTTAATTAATGACAAAGTTATTAAAGGTGATACAGTTTTTGAATATTTGGGTAAATTAGTTGAGGGGAAAAATCAACAAGAACAAAGAAAAACTGAAGGTAATCCCACTGAATCTGATCAAGGACAGTGTAGAATTAATGAAGACGGAGAATTAGAAGGATGGTGTGGTAATGATACTGGTGGTATAGGATTTGCAATGATTACAGAAGAAAATGATGATTATACCAGAAAAACTTATAAATTAGAAAGTAATTATGATATGTTAGAAGGAGGAAATGTATCAATTAAAGATCAAGTTCAGAATATGGAACAAGGAGATACTCTTATAGCATCAAAGAAAAATGAATTTGATGGCGATTTAGAAAGAATGCAACAAGAAAGAGGATTATTAATGCAACAACAAACTGGTCCTGGTGGTATGAATCAACCTCCACCCGGTATGAATCAACCTGGTATGGGACAACCTGGTATGGGAGGTATGAATCAACCCGGTATGGGACAATCAGGTATGGGAGGTATGAATCAACCGGGTATGGGACAATCAGGTATGGGAGGTATGAATCAACCCGGTATGGGACAATCTGGTATGGGGGGTATGAATCAACCAGGTATGGGACAATCAGGTATGGGAGGTATGAATCAACCAGGTATGGGACAATCAGGTATGGGAGGTATGAATCAACCTAGTAATATGATGAGATAAAAAATATATATATTATTCTCAAAAAGAGGCCTTCTCGGCCGCATGAGTTCTCCCAAATATTTCATAATATTTTTTGACATCAATGCGTTAAATTATTTAAAAATTTGTAATCATTTACTATAAAATGGAAGAAATTGAGAAACAACTATTTACAATTTTTAATAATTTTATCAGAGATTTAAGTAAAACTTATCCGGAAATTAAAAGTTGTCTTTATAGGAATTATGAATATTGTTTAGTTGATGGTGATAAAAAATTGAGTGAATGTTCAAAATTAGAAAAATTTTTAGAGATTATTAATGATCATGAAAAATTTATTACAGATAAAAATTTAGAATTCTTTGACTTAGAAATCGAATTATTAGAAGAAATTTCTTTTAAAAGATTATGGGAAAAAAATATAACAAATAAAACAAGAGAAAGTATTTGGAAATATTTACAAACATTCCAAATAATCAATATCAATCTTAAAAGCAATGAAGAATTAAGGAAAGCACTATCTCAAATTGGAACTGATACAGTTATGGAAGTTGATAAGTCAACTGCGAAAGATTTAAAAAAATTAAAAAAATTATCAAGTAATATTAAAGATGAAAATAAAAATATATTTGATGGTGAAGGTGAATTAGATAAAATGTTAGGTGGATTATTAGATTCTGGTATAGGTGATATAGCAAAAGAAGTAGCTAAAAATATGAACATAGATGAAATGTTTGGTAATATTAATGAAAATAGTAATCCTATGGATGTAATGTCTCAAATGATGAATCCGGAAAAAATGAATAGTATTTTCCAAAATATTAATTCAGTAATGGAAAAAAAGGTTGAGAAAGGAGAATTATCACAAGATTCATTAAAAAATGAAGCGGAAGGGATGATGGGTAAGATGAAAGAAAATCCTATGTTTAAAAATATGATGAATGGATTAGATGAATCAATGAATAATTCATCAAATGATAATTCGGAGGAATTAACACGAGAACAAAAAAAAGAAAAATTAAGACAAAAAATCAAACAAAAACAACAAAATAGATAAATATAGTAGAAAAAGATAATTTAAATTTTAAAATTTATTTATATTTTTAATAATATAGATATGATAAATACTCCTTTTTGGTACACTGATATATCAATTCTTTATGAAAAAGATTCTATTACAGAAATTTTTCCATCAAAACGATTTGATATATTACGGAAATTAAATGCGATTGTAAGATTATCAATACTTTATACATTAGTTATGTATTTTCTTAAAAGAGAACAAAAATATTTAGTAATACCTTTAATTGTGATGGGTATTACTTGGTTAATATGGTATAGACAAGATGATATTCATGTTGATGCAATAATGAAAGATTCAATTAGTGATAAAATAGATGATTTAGTTAAAATAAATGATTTAAATACAGAATGTCGTGTTCCAACAAAAGAAAATCCTTTTATGAATCCAACATTAGATGATTATGGTAATAATAGTTCACCACCGAAAGCGTGTCCTTCATATAATAATAAAGGTGTTCAGAGAAGAGTTGATGAATTATTTAATGAAGATTTATATAGAGATGTAAAGGATGTATTTAATAAAAATAATAGTCAAAGACAATTTTATACAGTTCCTGGGAGTAATGTTCCAAATGATCAATCATCTTTTGCGAATTGGTTATATGGAACTCCACCAACATGTAAAGAAGGAAATGGGATTGCGTGTTTAGGAATGATGGGGAGAATTAATGGTGGTGGTAAAACCACATAATTAAATTAAATAATTTAAATTTTTTTTATTTTGTAAAATATATATAAATGTCATTAGATTTACAAAATTGTAGTAATTTAGAAACTGAGGGAAAAGCTGGATTTAATACTTTTAGAGAAGCTAGTCTTATTTCTGATAATTTATTGGTAGAATTAGATGATAAACAAGCTAAGGGCCCAGGTCAATATCATTTAGATAGTCAATATTCATGTGACTGTGGATTAAAAGAAGCACAAAGCATTCAAACATCTCAACCGGGTATTCATTTAAAAGGTGGTGTTGGTTGGTCTGGTGAAAATGGTTGTTTAGTTGATAATGATAGTAATTTAAGACAAAATACAGAAATTTTAACAAATAGAAGAGTTATTAATCAATTAACAACCAGATTATCTGCAACAACTCCTAATTTAAATAAAGGTTATTATGATGTTGATGTAGAATCTATTATTCGTCCGGGTGATTTTGCTGGAGATCAAAAACCCTGTATAGGTACTTCTGAAGTAACTTTTGGTAATTATTTCTTACCTATGATTCCTAAATTAAAAACTGAAGTTCAGGATAAAAAACATATTATTCCTGAAGATTCTAAACAAGACTGGGTTAGAGGTGGATTACCTACTCGTCAAATGGTTAGAAATAGTGATTATTTAAGAAGATGCCAACAAAAAACGTTTCAGTAATTAAATATTAAATATTTTTTTATTTTATATTCATATAAAAAATGAATAACAATAGTAATAATAATAATATTAATATTAATAATAATAATTTATTATTAAATGGTGGTTTTGACAAAGATAATAATAAAAATAAAGATGTATATCGTTTATTAGATAGTGGTATTAATAGATGGGAACCATTATTTTTTGATCCTCAAAAGAATTGTATAGAACCATTTAATAGAAATGGAGTTAATACGAATTTATTATCATTAGATAAACATTTATCTGAATGTGGAATAAATAATTTTATAATGTAATATTATAATGAATAGCATTGAGAGTGAAACATTAAATGATAATAGAAATCAAACTGCAAGAAGCGAATCAGTATTAAATGATTTAAGAAAATATGCATTAAAAATTGGGTGGATAGAAGTTACTAAAAATGTATATAAAACAAGTAATGGTAATCATATTCATTTAACAGGATTTAATGAAAAAAGTAAAAAATATTTCTTTGAAGATAAAGATGATATTCCATCACCAGAAGATTTTGATGAAATGAGTTTAGCCGAAAAAAAGAATAATGGATTTTTTGTTATGGAAAATCAAACAGCAAAAAAGAAAAAGAAATCCACTAAAAGAAAAAAGAAGAAATCTAAAAAGAAAAGGAAATCATCAAAAAAGAGAAAGAAATCTAAAAAGAAAAGGAAATCATCCAAAAATAGAAAGAAATCTAAAGGAAAGAAAAAGTAAATTTGATTTAATATTTAAAAAAATAAATAAAGTATTTATAAATGGAAGATATTGAGGAAGTAGTTGATGTTTATGATAATGATGATTATGATATAGATGATATTATTATTCAGGATGATGATAAGGATATTAATATGATAATGAAAAATTATAAAAGAAATATGAAAAAGTATAAAACGATACCAAGTTTAACAAAATATGAAAAATGTAAAGTATTATCAGAAAGGGCAAATCAAATTAATTATGGTTGTAATATCTTAATAAAAGACTATGATAAATATGATAATGCATATGATATAGCTGTAGCAGAATTTAATGAAAAACGTATACCATTTATTATTCGTCGTCCATATGGAAATACATTTGAGTATTGGAAATTAAGTGATTTAATATAAAAAAAAATATATTTATTATTTATATAATTATGAATTTATTAGACAAGATTTTTTTATCAGTAAATAAATTTTGCGGTGATGATAATGCATGTACTATGATTGTTTTTGTATTAATTGGTTTTATGTTATGTTATTTATTTCGTAATCAGTTTGAGGGTTATGCAAATTTAGATAATTTTCATTTCCTAGATGAGAAAAAGGATAATGTACCTCAAGTAAATAATCAAGTAAATAATCAAGTAAATAATACAGGTGGTGTAAATTCAGGTAATCAGCAAATAGGTATAGAATTAAATAAAAAATTTCCTGAACCAACGCCATCGACACAGAGACAATTAGGAGTAGTTTCTGCAATGAAAATGGATAAACAAAATAATATAGTACAAACACCTGGATTAAATATTCAGGATTCTATGATATTTAAACCATTTGATGAAATTTGGAATCCAGGATTCATGCCATTAGATATGGTATTTAAGAATGTTCAGGAGACTGCTAAAAAGATGATTCCGGATTTTGGTCCTTCAGTTGGTCCAAGTGTTGGTACGAGTGTTGGTCCTAACCCGGTAGATGGTAAACCGATGAAAGAATTAAAAATAATTTTAGTATATGCTCCATGGTGTGGTCACTCAAAAAAAATGATACCGGATTATGAAAGAGTAAAATCTGAATTTGATGGTACAGTTGTAAATGGTAATCAAGTGAGTATTATTATGTATAACTCAGATGTAGATAAAGATAAAGTTAAAGAATATGGTGTTAAGGGATTTCCAACATTATTTGTTGAGAAGAATGGTATTAAAGAATCTTTCCCTCATAGAACATATGATAAGATTGTTGAATATATTAAATCTGCTTAAGACCATTTTTTTGTAATTTGATAATTATGTTTTGATGAAGGTTGATTTGCATCCGTATCTTCTTTTAATCTGTCTTCATTTGATGCAGAATATTGCCAATGATCATGACTACATAATCTAAAATCATCATGATTATCTGCTTTATACCAGAAAACTTGATCTGTTAATTTATTACTTTTTGCATTATTATGAATAACTAAACATTCATAATTTTCTGTACATTGATCCATTACTTGACAAAACATCTCAAAATTTGGAAACATACCAGCATAGTGTTCATATAATCTTTTTCTATTTGATACATAATTTTCTCTTAAAATAAATACATAATCAATATTTGTTCTTAAATTAGGAGGTATACCTAAAGCATATTGCATTGTAATTAAAAATAATATTTTAAAATGGCGACCATTCATAAATAAACTTCTAACATTTTTATCTTTGGTCCACGAATTATCATATAAACAATCATCTAAAATCAAAAATGCTCTAGGATCTACATTAATACTTTCCTTGCATCTATCTATCATCATTTTTTGTCTTTTTAATAATCTTTCTATAATACCGGGTTCATATTCTTCATAAATAAATAATTTAGGAACCATTTTACTATAAAATTCATTTGCTGCTTCAGTTCCCGAAATAACTTGTCCTGCTGGAATATTTGTATGATGAGCCATAATATCTTTACATAAGAAAGATTTCCCTGTATCTCTTTTCCCTATTAATACAACAACTTTATCATCTTTTAGTTCTTCAATATTAAATCTTTTTAATTGAATCTCCATATATACTTAATGGTATAAAAAACTTAATTTTATAACTTATTTAAGTTTAAATATTTAATTTTTAATTATTAATTCATTAATATGTATTCAAATAGCATTAACTATTATAAATGGGAAACTAAAAAATATAAAGAATTATTTAATTCTTTTAAAGAATTTATAAATATAAAATCATTACAATTTTATATGCCTGTTTTTTCTTTATATTTTTATATTCATAATAAATCGAATGCAAATAAAAAAATAGACTTAAGAAGAAATTTTTATATAAAAAATGTGAATGAAATTATTAAAGAAAGATATTATAACTCAAATATAATTTTTAAAGGTGATATATATGATTCATCAAAAAATATTGTTGAGAATAAAGAAATATTTTGTAAATGTATTCCTATATTAGATTCTATTCATTGTATTAATAATAATTATAATATTGTATCACATAATAATCATTTATTACCATCAACATATAATTATAATACTTTTAATAAAATTAATGATATTGATAATACTGCTTATATAGATGTATTTTTTTCATTTATAGCAAGTGAACTTACTTATAATAAAATTAATCCTTCATTTCCATTATATTATGGATCATTTAATGGTATAGGTGATTATAAATATGATATAACGGATGAATATCATGATATAAAAATTGATAAATGTTTTAATGAAATGATAGATAAATCATTTAAATTAGATGTTTATTTATCCGATAGTGATGATGATGATGATGATGATGATAATAATGAAGGGAGTGATACTAGTAGTAGTAATAGTGATAATTCATATTATAATGAAGATTATATAGCTACTATCAAAAATATACCTGTTCAGTATTTATTTATAGAAAGATTAAAAGGAACATTAGAAGATTTAATAATGGAAAATATAACCGAAGAAGTCTTATTAAGTTGTATATTTCAAATTTCATTTGCTCTTATTTATTTACAAAAGAATTTTAAATTTACTCATAATGATTTACATATTAATAATATAATGTATGTTAATACAGAAACAAAATATTTATATTATAAATATAATAATACTTATTACAGAGTTCCAACGCACGGAAAAATATTTAAAATAATAGATTTTGGAAGATCTATATTTACTTATCATAATAAAGTCTTTTTAAATGATGTATTTTCTGATTATGGTGAAGCAGGTGGTCAATATACTTATCCAAGACAAGTAAATTATTTACTTAAAAATGATAAAGATAATATTTTACCAAATTATAATTTTGACTTATGTAGATTAAGTATGACTATCCTAGAAGAATTAAATTTAGAAAATTACTCAGAAAACTTTATAAAGTTTATGAATAAAATGTGTCTTGATAAAGATGAAAATAGCTTTTTAAATATGCCGGACGATTTTAGATTATATATAAATATTGCAAAATATGCATGTAATTCATTACCGAGAGAAGTTATAATGAATAATATTTTTAATCAATATCGTATTAAAAAGAAATTATTTCCTAGGAAATCATATTATACGGTTTAATTTGAATAAAAAACTAATGTATATCTTTCACCTTTAAACTTACATGTTTCATGAGGATATTTAGAACCATTAAATGTATAAAATTTATTTTTTATATCATGTTTAACGGGATTTTTCTCATTTTCATCAAATACTGTTAATTCACCACCCGTATAATTTCCTAATCCTACAATATATGATATACCTGTATTTTTTGCATCTTTATGTCTTTTTGCTCTATGATTCTTATTATACTGAATTGATGTAAACTTAAATTTAGGATCTTTTAATTTCATTAATTTTTTAGTTTCTTTGAATAATTTTTTATATTTAGGTTCCCTTGTTTTCATAGATAACATTTTACGATAACCAGCATTCTCACCTTTACCTGCCCAACTTGTAACTCTACCCAAAACAAACCCTTCATAACCACCCTTTTCATTCCTTTCCAACTGACTTGCTCTTATTACATTTGGTCTCTGTGTTCGTGGCCATTTTAAATCTCGCATCAGTTCTAATACTATCCTTTTTTGCTCACTTAAATTATTTGTATCCTTCTTCTTAGTTTTTGTTTTTCTTTTAGATTTTCTTTTAGTTTTCATATATATAATAATAATATATATTATATTAAAATGGAGGCTTCCCACCACCTATTGTATTAGATGAACTAATTGTTTTTTTAACTAAACTTTCACTACCAGAATTAAATACAAATAATATAAAAAATGAAATAAATAAAATAATAAAAAATATTTTTAAATATTCTTCTTTTCTAGTTTGTTCATTTTCATTATTTGTAAAAATAGCATATAAACCTGTACTTAATCCACTTATACCTGTACCCATTAATAATGAATCACTAAACATTTAGTAATGAATTACAATTTAATTAATTTTTTAAAACTTATTTTCAACTTCATTCGCATCCTCAAATAATGAATAATTATTTTCATTATTTTTTTCTATTTTAATTCCTTTATTTTCCGCAATCTGTTTTACATCCTCAAAAAAATTCGCTAATGATGAAGTTTCATCTATATCATCTTCATTTTTAACTACTACTAATTCTTTTCTTGGAGATTTTAATTCTTCATTATTTATTACTTCCTTTTCATTAATACTACCCAATGGATTAATTTCAGGTTTAGATTTATTCATATTAGGATATAATGAAGTAAATGAAAACGAAGATTTATTTTCTTTTGCAGGATATAGTAACGGTCCCGGTACAGGCTCCAATGCAGGTTCTGGTGCAGGTTCTGGTGCAGGTTCTGGTGTAGGTTCTGGTGTAGGTTCTGGTGTAGGTAATTTTTCCACTACATTTGGAATATTTAATTCTAATGATTGAGTAGAAGAATAATTATTTGATATATTATCACTAGGATAAATAACTGATACATCATCGTTTTTAACATTTAATGGTAAATTAAAATTTTCATTATCATCCTTTTTTATTACATTTATTTCTTCTTTTACTTCCATATTTGTCATTAATCGTTTTATTCTCTCATTATCAATATTATCTTCATCTTTATTTATTAATTCTACATTATCATATGTATCCTCTTGTGGAATATCAACCGGAACAGTTATATCATTTACAACTATATTTGATATTTGTTTTGATATTTGTTCTTCACTTGGATCATCATCTGTTGTAAATATAGTTTGAGATTCTGTATTATTATCTACATTATTATTTATTATATCATTTATTACATCTTTATTATCTTCTATTTTAGAATTTATTATTTCTTTATTTGTCTCAATCTCTTCATTGAGAAATTGAGGTTGTGTTTCTATTGTTTCTTTATTATCATCTATTTGATCATCTATTTGATCTTCATCTTCTACTTCATCTTCTACTTCATCTTCTACTTCATCTTCTACTTCATCTTCTACTTCATCTTCTACTTCATCTTCTACTTCATCTTCTACTTCATCTTCTACTTCATCTGGTTTTTTATTTTTAAAATTTTTTTTTAATTCATTTAATTCTTCTCTTAATAATCTTTTAATTTCATCTTTTTGATTTAATAAACTATTATCAGTTTCAACTTCTAAATGTTCTTTTAATATTTCTTTTATTGGTAATAAATTTCTAATAGTATTTTCTATACAATTTTTTATAATATTTTCTATCTCTTTATTGTTTTTTTGATATTCATATCCTGGAATATTTTCATTTAATAAATAGGGATTTTTCCATAATTCCCTTGCTGTATTTATATATGATTTATGAATAAATGTACTACATTTTGGTATAGTAACATTAATTTTATGAAAAGATTGATTTGGACCAATTGATGTTAAAATTTTAGTATGACTTATAAATACTGCGGTAATTAAATCATCTATCCAATCACAATTGGAATTATTTATAATACGACTACATTCACTATCTATAATTTCATTATTCCAAATGGGAACTTTTTCTAATAATTCTCTAAAAATTAATAATATTTGTCCTCCTCCTCTTGATGAATAAATTAATTTTGATTCATCAAAAATACTTTTTACCCCATCAAATATATGAGGATATAAAATCTCAATTAATTGTTTCGTATATTCAACCTTAGCTTGTGCAAAAATTGGAGTATTTAATGCTTCCATAAATTAAATATACCATTGAATTAAAAATTTAAACTTAAACTTATTCTATTTTAATAAATGATACTCTAAAAGTAATATTATTATTATTATAAATTTCATAATAAAAATCTCCTAATTCTGTATCTTTTGTAATATGTTTTTGATCTTTAAAATAATTAGGAAATTTAAATATATAAGAATTTATATCTTTGAAAACTTCTAATTTTACTTTGTAATCCATTGATATAAAATATTCATTTACTTTTTTAATATTATCTTCAGTTAAATCATTTATATTAACTTTATTATCTTTTCCATAAAAATATTTTAATCCATCTACAAAAATCATTAATAATTGCTCAAAAACATGTAAACCTATATTTTTATCTTTTTCTAACAAAGGTAATTCTAATTTTATACTACCTTGGTTTTTTGGTGAATTGCTATATAAATAATTAATAAACTCATTATGATCACCTTCTTTATATTCAGTTTGAGACATTATAAATTTATTACAAAAAAAATTAAAATGATAAACTTAATGATTTTCACATCCTTCACAAATATATATTTCATCATTAGAATTAGCTATTAATATTTCTTCATATGTATGACTATGAATATGAAAATCACAATTTTTACATTGATCAATTAAATAAACTAAATTATATTTTTCTAACGTATTTAATAAATCTTTACGAACTTTTACTATTATATCTTCTACTGAATTAATATAACGAATATCTAATTCAACTTTATAAAAACTAAATGTACTACTAGAAAGATAAAAATTTCTTAAATAATTATTATTCATTATTTAATAATATTAAATTTATATTTTTAAATAAATTAGGGAACTCTATTTATTAATTGCTCACATTTCAATTCCCCTGTGGTCAGGCAATCTGCTTCATCGCAATAAGCGAGGCCGGGTTTAACAGTTTGACACTTAATTTCGTCTAAATCATCGTCGAACCACCAATTCCCCTGACCTGGTTCATCCATACATGGGATCTTGCCACCGGGTTCATTCACGTAAAAATGATTACATCTTGCATCAGGATACAAACCTCTCATTACCTCAATATCTATTTCATTACATGAAGTTATACTGCTTCTTTCCATTCCCACCAAGTTGTCTTCTATGAAAGGAGTTGCTTCAATTAATCCTTGTAATTCACATATATTAATTTCATCTGTATTAATTTGATCCATATCATAGATAAATGATTGTTTACATTTAGTTCCTCTCATACATTTACCCCCATCTTCAGTGTCATCTGCATCATCTGGTCTTGTTATACACTTATATCCATCTATATCTTGAAACATTTCACATGTTAAATCGGTGGCTTCGACTGCTGCGTCGTGACCGGGTAATGTTAACGTCAGATCGTCCCCTCGCGATGCCAAATAGTACGCTTCGTCCCCGAGATCTTCAATATCTAATTCAGAGCAGTGCATATCCGTCTTTGTTATTCCTGCGGCCTCCAAGTACGTATTAAACGCTGTTGGTAGATCTTGTAATTTCATTCTTCCCCAACAAGTATCAAACTTTTCAGAATTTTCATCCACAGCAAGACATTCATATCTCCCAGTTCTTCCTTCAATTGTTCCCTCGGCGGCCGGTATACATTTACCGACGAGAGCGTCATTAGCACATTCTTCCCTAGTATATTCATGGCAGGGTTTAGGCCAGTGTCTTGGAGAAAGTATAAATGTTTGTTTATTTAGTTCTGTCTTTAAATCACTTAATTGTAATCTTCCACTTGAAGTTGTTTCTATTTTTTCTTCAATTTCTCCTAATTTTGTAAATATTTCACGATAATCAACACTACCACCTTCACTCATAAATTCACCCTGTGGTCCTTCAAATGTAGAATAAGGGGGTTCTGCATAATCTGCCGAAGGAGATGGTTGTCTAATTTTAATCTCAACTGATCTAGGACAATTATCACAAGCAACACGACAAGCATCAAATGCTACTACACCATTATCACCTATATCACTACAATCAGTACCAGTTATAGAATAATCTTTACATGTTTTTTCTTTATTTTTCCATGTCATATCATCTCTACAAATAGATTCATTTTTGTAATCAGTATTATTATTTCGTTGTTGCATAAATGGTTTGTCAAATGGATTACCAAATGATTCAATATTCATAAAACAACAAAATAATAATAATAATAATAAAATACCTAATAATAAATGAATTTTTTTCATATACTTACTAATTTATTAGATAATAATTAATATGAAAAAGATGCCAATGATTGAGTATAAGGATTTTCTTTAAATGGATCTAACATATTTGGATCTAATCTATCGGATAATTTAACATTATCAAGAGTATCTTTTTCTTGTGTATATTCACAAGTATAATCTCTTGGAATAACATTATATATTTTATCTGGGTTAGAAATAGAATAAGTAAAATAATCACTTTCGATTTTCTTAATATCAACATTAAGAGTATCCATACCATTTGTAAGTTTGGTATATTCAGTAGTTGGTGCTCTACCTTGTGCAATGATTTCTTTATTGGGATTAAGATCCGCCCTGAAATATTTATCATTTGCCATTGCTGCAGTGTTATGTGATGAACCAGCATTACCTGTATGTTCGAAATTAGTTGTTTGTTTAACAGTTGGTTTAACACTATCATATAATCTTTCAGTTCCCCCTGTAAATATAGATTTAATATTTCCTTCATATGTCCTTTCAGTTGTAACTTCTCTCTCATTAGGATAAGCAAAAAAACTATTTCTATTATGATCATCATCAATTGCTTTAGCTTCTAAATTCATATTACGATTAGTCTCAACTTCTAATTGTTGATTTGTTGATTTTTTAAACATTGGTCTTTCTTGACTAGGATTAAAATTAACAGCACCAGCAGGCCCTAATTTACCCTCATTAAAATGAGCCCGATTAGTTTCTTTAACAATATTAACAGGATTAATACTTTGAGCATTGATTGCCCCAGTTGTTACTAACCATCTATCGGCAGTATTTATATAATCTGCATCAGGTGAGTGTTGATAAACTTCACCGATTTCGCCTCTATTATCAATTCCCTTACCATGAACAACTCTTGCACCAAAACTTTCTTTTTGATTATTTAATGTTCTCAAATTATCAATAGCATTTCTCTGTGCATATGCTAAATCAACATCCCGATTAATATCACTTTTTTCATCTATATGTGCTACATTTTCTTGTTCAAATGGTAATTCATTTCTGCGTTCCATTCCACCTACATATCTTGATTGATCTGCTCTCGCACCCCCAAAATTATTACCAAATACATTCCCGTAATCTCTTTCTAACTCAAAAAATTGTGAAGTTTCTCTTTTAGGAGGTCTAAAAGCATGAAATCCACCTTGATGATTTGTTAATCCTTGATTATTATCCAAGTCAACTTGTGTTGGTCCGGACCCACTAAAAAAAGGCTCAACAACAACACCTTGATCATTAATTAAAAAATCTTTTTTAGATATTGTTTCACCTGTAATTGATGTTACATTATCGGTTATATTAGTAGTATCTCTTAATGTATTTCTACCACTCATATTTAAAGAATCAATGATTTTAGAATCACCCAATAATGATTGATCGTGTCTTTTATTAACTAAATCTATTTCATGTTTTTTTGAGTCTAAAAAATTGGTTTGTTCATAAATAGAATTACCAGATCCCATAACTAAGGGTGGGGTAACTTCATAGCTTACTTTATGTTTATTATCTGAATCTTTATTCATTAAATAACCAACACCCATTAATCCAAGTAAAACTACAGATTCCATTATATAACTATATTAATATATTTATTATATAATTTTAATCTAAATTATATAATTTTTTTAATTCATACGGAATTGTATCATTATTAAAATGTGATATCATTTTATCATTAAAATATCCCAATAATTTAAAATGACAATTATTTTCATATAATAAAAAAATAGAATCATTACTATTATTATAATCATTTAATGTATTATATACAGAATAATCATTATCAAATTCATTAGAATTTAATACAAAAATATTTAATTGCAAAGTTTCTATTAATATTTGTAATAATAAATAATCACCCCAATATTCATGACCGGGAGTTTTTATTTTTTCTTTAAATTCTTCATATGAATTTATACTATATGGATCCCATTCTTCTTCAAAATCATCTGAATCTTTCATAATTCTATAAAAATTCATTAATAAATCATATTGTTTTAATGTAATATTATCTGATATCATATTTCTAATATCACATGAATTATAATATATATTTTTATTCATATCGCGTTCATTTAAACTTTGAGCTATACAATGAAATAAACAATCACCATCACTTTCACAATCCAAAATACCATAGGGTGAATTTTTATTTTTTATTTCACTTAATTTATTTAATTTTGTAATCCATTTTTTAGACAACTTTTCCCATCCATATTCATCTAATTTTAAATGCCAATTATTTTTTGTTACCGGTTTAAATTTATCCGATTTATATCTATATTCCATAATGTTTTCTTTTAATCTAATGTCATCTGTTAAATATATTTCCATATTTATCATATTATAATTCTTATATTTTTAAATATTATTATTATATATATATAATAATGATAAAAAATTTAATTAAAAACCATTCGTGTAAAGAAATAATTATTTTATTACTCTTAATATTTGGTGCATCAACTTTTTATTTATTATCTCAAAATAATTCATCTTGTAGTTAATTATTTTTCCACTTTTGACCACAATGATTACATATATATATATATTTCATATTTTCCATATCATATTTAATATATGTAATAGATGATTCTTTATCTTCTAAAATAGATATACATTTATCATTTGTACATTTAATATTTTTATTATTATTGATTCGTGGTAAAGTTATATCATTACAGATATACTTATTATTATTAATATATTCTGAATTATCATATTCTCTAAAATCTATCGAATAAATACAATTATTTTCACCCGTAAATAATTCTTTTTTTTGACATGCCTTACAATAATGAATTAATTTTCTATCATCTGGTTCACCCTCTAAATATAAATAAGTCATATTATGACATTCACTACAAAAATGCATTTCTGAATTTTCCATGTTATATTTTATTATAATATAATATAATCTTTAATTATAATCAAATTTTCTAAAAATATTTTCTAATTTATTATTATAATGCAAGTTTCTTCCGGCGGAGCAAGTGGGCCATCTGAAGGCACACCACCTGATAATATTGAAGATCTTAAACAGAGAATTATTACTTTACAAAAAAATGTAACTGAAGAAGAAAAAGCGGCGCGGCAAGCGGCAAAAGATAAAAAAGAAGATATTGCTATGATTCACTCGAAGAAAAAACAAATGTACAATTATCATCTAAAACAGACTCAAAGACTATTACAATTAGCTCAAACCTCTCATGAAGGGCAACTTCTAGTTAAAGCAACCCAGCAAACAGTTGATGCAGCCAGACAAAAATATAGAATGATTCCAGGCGCGAAACCTATCGCTTTTAGATCTAATAAAGAATCTAAAAAACATAAATTTAAAGGAATGGCCGGTATATCAACTCAACTCAAAGGTGGCGATATTTTTGTAATATTAAAGCGTGAAAATCGAGAAGACGGCTCATCTATGTATCATATAAGGAAAGAAGATGAAACTCAAGGATGGATAAAAGCATATGATATTCAAGGTTCGGTAAAGAAAGTAACTAGAGGCGGGGGAAGGAAATATACTAAAAAGAGAAAACATACTAAAAAGAGGAAACATACTAAAAAGAGGAAACATACTAAAAAGAGGAAACATACTAAAAAGAGGAAACATACTAAAAAGAGGAAACATACTAAAAAGAGGAAACATACTAAAAAG